CCTCATGGGTATAGCCGTGATGTTTATTAAAGTGTCTTAGAATACTCATTTTTACGCTCCCTGATCCATCTACAATCAGCTTTGTCCATTTCAAAAACTACAATATCACCACCATCATCATGCACTCCATTAAATCGGTGTGCTTCCTTAAAGCCTAGTTTTTGGTCATATTCCATAGCTTTTTCATTCTTGCTATTGACTATTCCAAACACTTTTTCCAGTTCACAATGATTAAAAGGGTATTCAAAAGCCGATTTTAACAACTGTTTTGGCGTATATCCACCTTTTAAATTAACCATGTGCATTTGGCAAGTCTTACCTATAAATGCCGTATAACCTACTACCCACTCAATCTTTCCACTCTCATCAGCCCAAAATATTGCTTGTAAATCACCGCAAGGCTGAACTCCTATTTCGTTTTGTAGTATTTGAGCAGCAACATTCCTTAATTCCAATGTATTGGCTGACCAAAGCATTTACAAAACACCACCCTTTTCCATTACATAATCCGTACTAGCCCATCTAAAATCTACGCCTTGCGATGCAACACTTAAATTAACTGAACCCGAATACCCTATGCCGTTTACGCCTTGCCATGTTTTAGTTACAGTAAGACCTGCGCCCCAAGAGTTTTGATCCCATTTAGCCGTGTCCCATGAGCTTGAACTCAGCAAACTAGGGTTAAATGTAATCTCGTTTGATAGGTTTACGGTGTCAAAATCGGTGCTAATACCGCATAAAACGGTAGGAACTTGACTATTTGTCTGCAAAATAGGGCGAACCAATGTAAACCGCTTTAATTGCCCACGACTGTCAAAATAGCTATAGGCTTGCTGTACATTGCCTACGATGTTGTTGCCTTGATCGCTAAAACCATCGTAAAACTTACCGATAAAGCCATTAGCACCAAAGAACATACCTTCGCCACCTGACATTTCCCAGCAAACAGCAGGAATATTGGTAAATCTTGCCCATGATTTAGTAATGTTGTGCATTACATACTGCTCGTAACCATTTTCAATAGGCACATTAAGAATCAGCATATTAGCGGCAGCGAAATATTGAATTTGCCAGCCAAAATTGCTTGCATACAAAGTAGCCGCTTGGCTCATTGCATAGAAAATCTTGTCAGTCAGGTTAATTCGTGGGTCTAAACGGCTAGATTGCAGGGCGGCTGCCATTGGAACTAAGCCACCTTGCGTAATAATTAGTAAATCACCGCCAAATTTAAAGAAACACCTGCGATTAAACGATTGCCCAATCTGCCAAACGCCAACTAAAGACCAAGCATTAGCGTCTGAAGGGTCTGTTCCCTTGTAAACAATGACTTCACCCATAGAGGTGATAAATGCGCCAAAATCATCAACGCCATAACCAGCGTCAATAGTCCAAGTTCCCATTGCTTGCAAGAATCCACCGTTACGGGCAATTGATCCAAGTGGGAATTGTGTGGCAGCACCACCTAAAGATTCTACGGGTAAATACCAAAAATCTAAACTGTCTTTTTCTACAAAATAAATGCGTTCTTGCAAGGAATTGACATTAACAAACCGATTGTTATTAATGCCAGTAATACCTAAAGTAGTGTAAACAGGCGTTCCAGTTGCAGGGCTTGTAGTAGTCGTAGCAAGCGTGTAAGTAAAGGTTGTAGTGTTTGTAACGGTAATGACAAAAGTACCGTTATATGGAGCTTCTGTTGCTCCTGACATGGTAATACGGTTGCCAGTTACAAGTCCATGCGCTGATGATGTAACTACAGTAGCGGTTGTGCCTGAACTAGTAAGGGTGCTAATTGTCTGAGATGCAGTAACAGTAGCCAATCTAAACCAGCGTGTGCCGTCATAAACCATAGCTGCATCTTGACCATTTACAGCAACTAAGAAATTACCGCCAGCGGTTGCAAAGTTAATGTGCTGAAAACGACTATTGTCTAAGCCACTAAATACTACGGTGGCTGGGTTAGTCGATGTGTCGTATATCTTGCCATCAGCAACGGCAAATAGCTTTTGTGATGTAGGGCTGCTGTAATTCATCAGCGTTTCTACATTATTTGTTAAGCCTATGGTGTAAGCCCCTACAACAGTAGCATTACCTGATGGTACAGAAGCCACTCGATAAGTAAATGTTGTGCTACTGGTTACAGTAATTTGGTGTACACCGTTATAAATTGAAGGTGTTGCGCCTGTAATGGATATAAAAGCATCTGTTGACAGTCCATGCGCTGACGCTGTTGTAAGCGTTACAAGGGTGTCATTGAATGTAATGGTGCTAATACTGACCACGCCTGTGCTTGTCGTAAGCTGAGAATAGCGTGTATAACCTTGCCTTAAAGTCACATCTGTAGGCGTAGGAAAGAAATTAACCATCTGCACCGCATCAAGCGGGTTCATTTCCGCAAGTGAATCTCTAGCGTTCCAGCCACCAATAGGGCTAGCTAAAGATGCGGTTAAGGCTGAAAACCGTTTAGCGACTGCCATAATTAACTGCCATAGCCAGTATCAGGAATGTTAGCCCAGCCAATAAGCACGGCACTTGGGCTAGGTGCGAATGACAATGTAGCTGATCCTTTATCGTTAGCTTTAGCAATACTTAAATAACGCATATAGTCTTGTTGCAATGCAGTAGTGTCAAAAGACTTAATTTGGAAATACTTTAGTTTTGTAAGCAATACCATGACTGAATCATCAAGCACGGTTGTATCGCTATCGGCTGTAAAACTATTTTTTACTTGATTAGTTACGCTTCTAGCCCATCCCTTAGAACGGTACTCAAAACCTAAATATTCAAGGGTGCTGTATGGTGGCCATATCTGAAACTCATTGCCAAGAATACGCCAACGAACCCGTGGGCCAGTTGAAATATAGCCTGATTTAAGCCATTGCCATTGCTGTGCATCGACTGGGCCAAGCATTTGCCAATGTTTTGTCTTATCCCAATGGGTGTTATCTGTAACTGTTTCATAATCAGGCGGTAAGGGATACTTCGTTTTACTGAAGGTCACAGTACCGCCAACGCTTGTAGCAGAAGCTAACTGAGTAGTCGTTACGGTTGATCCTGTTACAGAATTGACATAGGTATCTTGTGGGATAGCTGTGCCAACGATTGAGTATGTATCATCCAAACCTGTGACATTTCCAACATTTAACAGATCGTAAGTGTTTTCAATGGTGTCACAGGTTGTGGTTATTGCTGTGGTGTAAAACCGATATTCCAACTCCAATGCTTGCCAGTTATGCTCTTTAATTAGGTCGTACCCAGCACGGTTCATAAGCGCAAGAATCTGTTGTACATCTTGGCTAGTATTACCAGCTACATAAGTAGGTACGGCTAAGTTAAGTTCGCTGGTTACTTGTTGGACAAGTTCAAGCATTGTTGATGACATATTAGGCTTCCTCTGTGGCTACCGCTTTAGCTTTACGGGGTTTCTTTTCACCAACAGCAGCAAGTATAGTAGCCATTTGTTCTTGCATTAAGGCTAGCTTCGCTTCCGTTTCTTGCTTCATTTTAGCAGTTTCTAAGTCTTTTTTGGCAAGTTCTTCTTTCAAAGCGTTAATTTCTTGTTCACGCTTATCGGTTTCTGCTGCGGTTGTTGCTAGATTTAAAAATGCCTTTGCCTTGTCACGGAACGCATAAGGTGACATTCCTACTGCCATACCCATACGCTGTAACTGTTGATCTGAAGCATTTGCGATAGATTCTACGGTTTGGAACTTCATTGCCCTTAATTCTTCAGCTTGGCTTTTTGATACTAAAGGCCATTCTGATAAAGGTGTTCCAACCACTTCCTCATCGTGCGCCCCTTGTCTATTCATGTAATTAGCCCATTGAATAGGAAAGCGTTGTTTATGGCTGTTTAGCGCATAAGTGTCGATTTCGGTAAGGGTATCGCCAGCTACGCAGATATGTACAAAATCAAAGTCTTTGTAGATTGGTCTGCCAGCATCCATTGATTCTTGCTCTTGTTGTACGGATTTCTTGTAAAAGCGTACTTGTAAGCGTGAATCTGCTCCTTGTGTGTCTGAAGGTAAAGCCATTTTTAAATCTCCTAAGTAGTTAGGTAAAGTTAAAGGTAAAAGGGGCTACCCGTTA